TCCGCCCGCAGTCGAGTGAAGCGGTCTTTCATCGACGGCGACTCTGCGACGTTGACGTCTACGGCTGGCAGCCCGAGTTCGCGAAGACGGTCGGCTACACCGGCACCAAGACCGATGGAGTCAACGTAAATGCTCTCTGGGCGGTCCTTTTCTGCCGTCCTGTCCCAGCGCTCCTTGACGCGCCCGGTCACGCGCATGAGGTCAGCGTCGTGCCACTCTATGAGGTCTTCGACGATGTTCTCGGAGCGGACGCAAAAGCCGGTAGGGTCGCCGCCGCGTCCGGGGTCTACGCCCCATATCTTGACTGAATTGTTCAGCGGATCGACGTCTCTGCCCCAAGCTCCGTCTACGAGTTCTTTCGGGATGACAGTGTCGGCGACGCTCTCTGGAAACTCGCCCAAGACTTTGTAGCGGTAGGTGTTCGAGCCTGTGCCGTAAGTCAGCGCGATGTTATCGACGAAGTCCTGCGTGACTCTGGAAGAGTCAAAAGAGGACACCTTCTTGGTGTACCATTTGTGCTTCAGGAGCGAGTGCGTCTTGTGGAAGTACCCAGTTGGCCGCGTTGGGTTGCCGATAAGGATGAAAATCGAGCCTGCTGAGGACATTGTGCCCTCGGCAAACTCGAAGACGATGTCCGGCACACCGGAAGCCTCGTCTACAATCGCCATGACGTGGCTGGCGTGGATACCAGCAAGAGCTTCTGGCGAGTCAGCGCGGGCAGTACGGAAAGAAATGAAGTTGTTGTCGCCTCCGGGCGTTCTGCGGATGCGGTCTTCGGTCATTTCGATCTGGACTCGAAGAAACTCTGGAAGACGGGAAATCCAGCGCTTCGTCTCTGGAATAAGGCCGTCTTTTAGCTGCGAACTGGACGGGGCAGTCACAGGAATCTTCACATCGTCGCGGAAAAGCAGGTAGTGGATCGACAGCCAAGCGCACAAGGCTGTTTTTCCGACTCCGTTGCCAGATCGGATGGAGATTCGAGTTTCGCCACTGTCCAAGGCAGCCATAGTTTCGCGCTGCCAGTCCTCGACTTTCTCTACACCAAGGACTTCAGTGACGAAAAAGTAGCGGTCAACAGCGCACTTGGCGACTAGGACTGCGTAGAGTTCGTCGTCATTCAAGCGTGTACGCCTTTGCAGTCAGGGAAGCAGTCACTTTTTGCCGTAAGAGCCTGACTTGAGGCATTTTCCTGCTGCTTTGCACTTGGCAGGAGTAGGGCAGTTGGCGCAGGGCTTGAACTTTCCCATAGCTTTTTTCATCGCATCGCTCCTTTTTTGGTGGTGCTTTTCTTGGTGGCGGACTTCTTGGTCACGCCCTTGATAGAGCCTTTGTTCTCAGAGGCGTAGAAAACACGCTCTCCTTGCTCTTTGCCATACTCCTTGAGCATGGCTGACTTGATCTTCTTACCTTTGGACGTCAGCGGCATCGCTATCTCCTTCTTAGATCGGAACGTCTACAGGAGTCAGCCCCATCAGCCCCAGCGCCGCCACCGCATCCGGCCCGCTGAGCGCCGTCAGCTTATCTGGCATCGCCAGCACCGGCTCCGTGCTGAACACCAGCACTGCCTGAGCGGCTTCGGCAGCGTCCATGTCGATAACCTCGTCAACATCCCACGCGGGCCTGACGAGGGGCTGCGACACGCTCTCCACCCAAGCGTCCGAGGCTTCCCAGCTTGCGGCGGCGTACAGATTACCGTCCGCGCCCTGCCAGTTGAGGCCGTTGTAGGTCAGGCCGTCCGCGAGGCTGTAGGCTAGGACCATAGCAAGCTGGTTGCATTCATAGACGAGGGCTTCAGGTGCGGCGGCGGTAATTCTCATTTGAAGTCCTCCACCGTCAAGAAACCGTCACGGTCCTCGGTAAGACGCTGCTGCCAAATCTTCGCCAGTTTGTCGGGTTCGCACTTTGCTCCGAGACGGGCGGCTGCTTCGGTATCATAGACGCCATCCACCCAGCACTGGTTTTGTGCGACTACAAACCCGCCTTCGCGAAGGGGTTTGACGGAAATGCTCATGGCGTTACGGGAAGGCTGGCGTTGAAAGCAGCGCGGGCAGCGGCGATACCTTCGTCAGGAGTGGCCACGCCGTACTGCGCCATGTAGGACAGCGCGGCCATATTCATGACCATGTCCACGTAGCCCTCGTCGGTGGCAATGGCTGTGGTGGGCTGGACGTAGTCCGCGACGGTTGTGACGGTGTACTCAGTCATCGGTCGGCTCCTTAGCTTGAGTGGCTTCTTCCAGTTTGGCGAGAAGCGTTGCGGCATCTTTCACGGCACGCAGGCCGAGGGCTTTTACGCCAGCGTCCAGCAGCCCGGCAAGGGCTTGGATTTCGTGGTCGGTGAGGGTGAGGGTTGTCATGGGTCTCTCTTATGGTTCGATGGCGATTTGCTGGGCGGCACCTGTAGCAAACAAGGCCATGAGGCGGGTTTTGCCTGAGCCGTTGTCTTCGGCGTAGATGCGGACACCATCCGTCGGTGGCGCTGCTGGCGCTGTCATCTCAAACGTCTCAATAGAAGCGCCGTAGCCTGCTCCACGACCACTTCCGTTGTTAATCTGCATGACCCCAGCCGCTGGACCGATGAGGCCGAAAAACATCGTTGATGCGTTGGAGTTAGACTGACGAAGGGCTTGTTGGTTTGACGCCCCTGTTGCGTAATCCAACGCACTCCAGAAACCTCCGTTTGCGGCAGTGAGCATATTCACTTGCGGATACAGCGTTACTGACCTGTCCGACCCGGCTAAAACAAAAGTAGGCGTTGCCGTCGCAGTTGACTTGAACTCCCACGCCGCTGACGGCGCTGCACTTGCGAAGCGAATTAGACGGTTGGTACCCGTCCCAGCCGCTTCAGCGCCAATCGTCAGCACGTTCGACACGAACCGCATAAACCCACGCTCATAGTTCGATGCGTCGGTGTAGGTGTTGTACAGGTTGAAGGCTTGGGCGTTCACGCCGTTGCGTTGGGCGAGGGTGTTGGCTGCGTCTCGGGCGAGAAAGGTGTCCGACAAGACGTTACCAATAGCGATTGGACCCGTAAACACAGTGGCAGTATTCGCAAACGGAGCGATTACAATGTTGTTCGAGAGTTCGTTAAATCCGATCCTCCCAACTTTTGTTCCCCCTTGGTACGTCTGAATCGTGTAGTTATTGGTACCATCCGTCCCCATGACAAAGACGCCGGAAGCGATGGTGGCATTTCCGCTCTTATCCACCTTAAACTTGCTCACCCCACCAACCTGCAAGTCCATCAGCAGGCTGGCCGCAGCCGAAGCGGTATCTGTGACGTTGAGCGCGATGCCCTTGAAGGTGGTGCCGCTGGCATTCCACGTGTCGGCGATGTCGTAGATATAAGCCATTACACGGCCCTCCGTTCGATGATTTGGTTGAAGCGGTCCAGCACCGCCGTGTTGTCGCGGGCGAAGATGGTGGGTGAGACTATGTTAGCCCAGTTGGGAAAGCCGGTCTTACCCGCGACGTAAGTCTCGGTTGATGCGATGGTGGGGGCGTCGAGGTTCGCGCCGAAGCGGGTGATGAGGGAGTAGAGGTTGACGTTGGCTGACGCAGACCCCCCGTACCGCCCAATCTGAAGGGCGAGGTTGTTGAAATTCCCGCCCCCTGCATCGCCAACGGCGTTGAGTGGTGTGGCGACCGTACCGTTTATACGCATCGCAGTCTCTGACGCCGCCGCCGCGCCAATATCAAAGAGAGTGGACAGGACATTCGTGATCGGAGCCGTGTACGTTGCGTATTCTGTCTCTCTGGACCCTATAGAGCCTTTAAGCCCCGTGGAGTATTTTGGCGCTGGAAGCCCGCCACTGATATAGCTGGGCGCATATATCCCGAATGAGCCAGTTGTTCCCGCCCAGTTTGGTCCGTAGTCAAGCAGGCCGCGAGGCTGAGCGTCCGACAGCTTCTTCACGCCGACAAAGACCTGCGCCTTATCGATGCTCGGAGTGATGGTGCTGGACACCATGTGGTCATCGCCACCATCGAAATACAGGTAGCTCACACTCGCCACGCCCGCCTCGGTGACATCGTGCTGTGTGGTG